GCCCCGGCCACGTAGCCCATAGCGGCGACGGTCGCGCGCTGCACGCGGTCGTCGTCGCCTGTGGGCACGCCGATTTCGTCGCGCACCGACGCTTCGTATTTTTGCCAGTCCATCAAGGCTGTGACTCCTTTCATGATGATTACTATGGGTGGTGCAGAGTGCGAGGCTTAGTTGGTTTTGTACAGGCGGGGAGTGAACGTCTTATCGACCTCGCCCGTGGTATTGATGAAAATGTTGATGGTCAGCGTTCCGGCCTTCAAGGTTCGCGGCCCGTAGCTGCGGGGAGAGAACTCGTCTGTCTGCCCGCTGCCGTCATCGGGGATGAGTTGGGTCTGTATGCCAATCAGCCATGAGTCGCTGCCCAGCGGCCAGTCTGTGGCGTCCATCGTGTACGTTCCCGCCTCCACATGCACCGAGCTATGCAAGTCAGTCCATGAGGCGGCCGCTTGCGTGGTGGAGCCTTTGAAACGGTACGTGCCCGGTGTCGGTTCCGTGACCGTGATCCCCGGGTCGGCACCCAAGGTTTTAGGCAGTCCGGTGACACGCGGATACAGGTTCGCTAGCTCATACCCCCCCCCATCAAAGCTTGTGTTGTCGGGGCGCATCCAGTCGTGTTTCTCGGTTCCGGATTCGAGCTGGATTCTGAGGTCGCCGGCCTGTGCGGTGGGTGTGGCCTCGTTGCTTATGATGTAGAGGCGCAGGCTGACGGTGCCATCGGGGATTGCGTAGCCCCTGCTGGCCATGGTGATCTGGCTGCCCAATTGCTGTCCGTTACCGTCGAGGCATTTGGCGTTGACGTCCAAACCTTTGATAGTGGCGCTGGCGCTCAATGTCACGATGCCCTGTACGGGGCATGGGAACGTCCACGACAAGCCCGCCCACTGCCGTGAGGCGGTGCCGGTGACGTGCAGCGAACCGTCGCTGTTGACGGTGGCGGTCAGTCCGTTGGCCGACGCGGGACCGTAGGCGAGCAGGTTACGGGATTTGACCGTGACCGGCACGATGGTTTTTACCGCTGGGTTGACGGTGCTGGATATCGTCACGTCGGTTTTTCCCGGTTTTTTCCCGGTGATGGTGATGGTGGTCATTGGTTCACCTCGATGTCGATCAGGTCGGTGCCGGCAGTGGTGGCGGTCACGGTCTGTGGTGCCGTGGCTGGTGTGATTGTGGTTTTGATTTTTGCGGTTCCGCCCGCGGTGACGGTTAGACTGGCTGGTGTAGCACTGAGTCCCGTGGGCGTCAGATTTTTGGGAACTTGACGGGGATCAGGCCCGTGGGCAGCGTCGCGGCCACGGCAAGATAGCCAAAAATGCTGTAATTCTCGGTGAGATTGGTGGGGTCGCCGTCGCTGAGCTGGGTCGGGCCGCCGCTCTCCCATACCGTGACCGCTTCGGGGTCGATGAAGCATGCCGTGCCGGTGGGGGCGCTGGGGAGGAGCTGGACGGGGACGCGGAGGAATCGGCCGGCGATGCCGGTGAGGTCGAAGTCGCCGAGCGTGTCGGAGCCGTCGCCGCTGAGGTCGAAGAAACGTGAGCCGCTGTCCTTGAGCTTGATGAGCGCGGTCATGACGTCCTTGGACACGCCCAATCGGGTGAGGGACACGTTACGGTCGTCGGCGAGTTCGGCGGCGTCCATGATAAGGCCCGCCCACTGGTCGATGGTCATAGCGGCAAGAGCGGCGGGCGCGTCGATCTTGTTGGCGTTGGAGGTCGCGTCGCGCTGCGCGGCGATGGTCGCGTACAAGTAGTCGCGCACGGCGGTTTCCGTCGCCTTCGCGTAGGCGTTGCGGAGGCCGCGAAGCATGGTGTCGAGCGCGGGCACCTGAGAGCGTTCCACGGTCTGCCGTGAGATGCTGCCATAGCCGCCATACGTGTTGATGCTGACGGACTTTGTGGCGAAGGTCAGCTTGCCGAACGGCAGCTTGGCGCCTTCGGCCGTTTGCTTGCCGACTGTGGTGGTGTCGGTGTCGAGCACGGTGTATTCCATCGTCATACCCTTGTCAGGCAGCGCGGCGTGAGTCAGGATGCCCATGACCTTACGGCGCTGTTCGATGAGGCGGAGGTCATCGGCAATCCAAGTTGTCGTGTTACCGGTATTGCCGGTGGTGATGAGGTCGCGGCATTCGTGCATGAGCTGCACGGCCGCGTCGTCGCCACGGTTCAGGGCCTGAAGGTACGCGCCCGCTGTACGGTATTCACCGCCGATGACCTTGGGCGCGGTGTTCGCGCCGCCCTTGGCGATAGCGGCCTTGATGCTGCGTTGTTCGTCCTTGATGGCCTCAAGGGTTTCGGTAAGTTCCGCGTCCATACGGGTTTCCTCGCTTTCGTTGTCGTTTCCGGTTTTGGACATGTTTCCGTGGGGGTCGGCGCTGCGTTGGTCTGTGATCTTCGCGGCCTCATACGCGGGCCACGACACCACCGACGTTTCCAACAGGCGCACGCGCTTGCGGTGTGTTACACCGTCCTTGTCGGTTTCTGATTCCACTGGAATGAAACCGACGCTGAGGCTGTCCAGCGCGCCGTCACGCAACAGGGCCACGACGTCGCGGCCTAGCTGCGTGTCGCTGATGCGGGCCGTGATGTGCAAGCCGTCCGCCCGGCTGTCGGCGTCGGTGATGCGGCCGATAAGCTCGCCGTGCTGGTAGCAGAGCTTGGCCGTGTCCACGCCGTCGAACACACACGAACTGTCAAACGTCTCGGCACCGTTCCACGTATCAATCACCTGACCGAACGGCACGGCCACGCCTTCCAGCGTGCGGCCGTCGCCGTCTTCGGCGGCGCGTAGGCATACGCCCTTCAATCCGATTTCATGCTTCATTGTTCACCCCTTCCGGTTGCGGTGCTGCGATCTTGGGAGGCAGCGCCTCGCGCGCCCTGATCTCGTTTACGTCCATCCATCCCGCGCCGAGCGCCGAAGCATAGGCGGCGTAACGGTCGGACATGTCAGCGCGGCGGCTGCTGTCCCAGTCGAACGCGGCGGTACGGCCGCGCGGCAACAAGCGGTTAAACAGTTCCTCGATTTCGCCCGTGTAGGCCGCTAACGTGTAGTCAGCAAATTCAATCCACGATTGCTCGATGTTGGAATAGGTCAGGTTCGAGCCGTCAACTGCGGCAAGCATGATTGACGCCGGGATGCCGAGAAGTCGCGCGATCTGAGTCGTGTCGAACTTCTGCGTTTCGAGAAACTGAAGGTCTGCCGGCTTCATATCCAAAGGGATATACTTCAGTTTCGAGCCGAGCACCTTCACGTCGGCGGCTGTGCCGGTCGCCTTCCACGCCTCTTTGGCGTTCTTGGCGATCTCGGGCGTCACCTTCTCTTCCGTCTGCAAATAACCCTTGATGTTGGAAGAATCCGTGTAGAACTTGGCCTTGTAGTCGCGCGCCATCTGAGCGCCTTCAACTTCCTCGCGCGCCGCCGATAGGGGACCCAGTCCACGCAAACGGCCGGGAACGTTCAGAAACTTGCAATGCACGATGTCGTTGGCGGTGTAGTCCTTGCCGAGATAGCTATAACGGAGCTTCGGCGCGGCGGGGTCGCTGCCGTCGTCGGACACGACGACAAGGGCGGGCGGCAGCACCTCGCAAGACACGATGTCACCGCCGAAGCGCACAAGGCGGACGAAAGCGTTGCCGTCAATGACCATCGATGCCACCATGTCGGCCAAGAAGTCCCGGCGCGATCTGTTCACGTCAGGTTGCAGCACGAGGGAACTCACGGTGTCCAGCTTGACGCCGCCGCGCATCTCATGAATGGGCAAACCGGTAATGGCGGTCTGCAACACTTGGACGCCGCGAAACACGGTGGACAAACTCAGCGGGTCGCACACGCTTGCACGCGCGGGCGGCTTGATGCCGTCCGGCATGTCGTCGTCGGCACCGCGCGTCAGCACGCGGCCCGCGATCTTCATACGCTGCCAAAGGTTCATGCGGCCGATTATGCGCGCACGACGCTGGAACGGTCTACCGTCGTGCCGCCAAGTACCGCCAAGTACCGCCAAGTACCGCCAAGTACCGTCAGAAGATCTGCAGCGGCCCGGCCTCTTCGGGCCTGTGCGCCGCTCCCCACGCGGCCAACATGCACGATTCCAGCGGCGACGTGAGGCCCGTGGAGCCGCGACGACTCACGCGCCATGCGTCGCCCGCCCACTTGCGCGCCGAGTTGGCCGCGCTAGCGTCAAGGTCGGCGTCGGCCGCGTGCCATATCGCACCGTTGGTCAGGCCGCTCACGTAGCTTTGCCCGACGGTGAGGTAGTCGGCCGCTTCCATGTCCACGAACACAAGCGCGGGGTCGCCGTCGCTGTCGGTCATATGGCGCAAGCGGTCGGATAGGTCGGCGGCGGTTCCACGGTTGTCGATCACCACCGGCGCGCCATAGGTGGCGCACAGACGACGTAGCTCTTCGGGCGCGTAGCCGGTGCCGTCCAGTATCTTCAGCAGCTGCGTGGTGATGGTGCCGTCCGGGTTGCAGATTCCGGCGCTGATGCTGGTGTGGGTAGAATCTACGTCCACGGCTGCACCGAAAACCACCGGCCTATCGTTCAGGTCGGCGGGGCTTATGGGCGCGGTGACTGTCTGCGCCCACGTCGCTTCATCTATGGCGCGGTCGGTTATGCCTTCGTCGCGCCTGTTGCCGAAGGCGCGCGCCCAACCGGCCGGATTGCCCTTGAATTGCTCGCGGAAGTCCACTAGCTGCGATCTGTCCCACAAAAGCCCCGCCGCTGGATGATGGCTCATGATGGCGTCGAGGTCTTCGGGGTCGGCGTCGGCCGGAAGGCCGAAGTCGAACCAACATGTGCGCCGGGATTGCTCGCCCGCGCGGCAAGCGTCAAGACGGCGGTTGAAGAACGTCGATTCGGCCGTGCCTTCGGTGCTGGTAATCCAAAGTTGCGGCTGCACGCCCGTGGCCTTAAGGCGCGTCGCCATCGTGGGCATGAAGCCGTCGAGGATGGTATTACCGGTTTCCTCACTGAGGCTAAAAGCTTCGTCCAGAGTGATCTTGTCGCCCTGTACTCCGTGGCCCGCCACCTTCGTCACGCTCTTGGGCATGATAACGGAGCCGTTGGCGAACGGTTGGCGAAGGTCGCCCGCGCCCAAGTACGGCCGTGTGGTGATGGCCGACAAGGGCGATGCCTGTATGGTCTTCAGGTATTTTTTAAAGTGGTCGCCCGCATCCTTGCCGGTCTGAGCCAAGTAGTAGATGAAGCGATCAGGCCCCCACTGCGAATTACGGGTATCCACCGCGTCCACAAGCGTGGATTTTCCGCACTGACGCGGCGTGGAAAGAATCACCGTGTCATAGTAGTAGGTGCCGGTATCGGGGTCGATTTCGCCCGCCACGTCGGCAACCATTCTTTGCCACGGCAATAGCGGCGTGCCGAGCAACCGCGCGAACTTGGCGACTATGGGGCCGTCCGTCTTCCGGTCGGGGTTGCGCGGGGTGCCGCCGCGTACCGGCGTCATGCCTTCGCCTCTTGCAGCAATCCGGCAAGGGCGGGGTCGATTTCCTTTTGCGCCTGGAACTTGGTTTCTAGTTCCTGATACCACGCCAATAGCTGCGCCATGACGCGCGACGTGTCGCGGCCCTTGGCGTTCAGGGCGTCGAAGTTGCGCGCGATATTGATCATGGTCTTGCAGATATACCGGGCGCTGGGGTTCAGGGTACGGCCTTCCATGAAACTGTCGATAAGTTCCTTCGTGGCGCGTTCCTGTAGGCCATCGTTGGGGCCGTAGTAGTCCTCGAATCCTTCTAGCGTCATTTGCATTCGTTCACCTCTTCTTGTTGCTTGTTTTCGTTGGTATTCCGCCGTTTTCTAGATTTTTTTGTCCGGTTCGAGAGAGTAAAAAACTGGGCGCGGGGTCTTTTCCGTCGTCGGCTGTTTAAAAAACGGCGTCACCATTCCGGCCGCGAAGAAGATTGCGCGCGATCACTGCGAAGGCCAAGGGCAACGAGCTGCGCGCGTCGTTCTTCTTTCCGAGCGTCCACAAGGGCTTGCGATAGATGCAGCGCGTACCACTGCCGCACCCTCTTGCGGGTAGCGTCGTCCTTCGCCCTCTCCCACTCGATGCTGAAGCCGGGGTCAATCACCCGTACGTCATAGTCGAGCGCTATCCATTCATCCATCATGCGGGGGTGCCGCTTGCTGCTGGGCGTCGTGCGCGTACACCACACGTCGATAGGTTCCGACGATATGGCGAACTGTCGGTAAGCGCCCGACCACGCCATAGCCACCGCGCGCCGCTCGGCAAGGCTGGGGCTGGTGAGGCCCATAGCGGCGGCAAGGGCGCTGAAGCTGACCACGGGGTCGCCCGCGTTCTTGTGCGCGTCGATGTAGTCCACGGCCTCGCGGTCGCATGAGCCGGGCGGGACTACGATCATGTGCAGCCGAGCGCCATAGCCGTACAATACGCGATCTTGCCGGGATGCGTTGCAGTGCTTGCACGCGCGACGAATATTAGGCACCGTGTCCATACCGCCATGCGAGTGCGGCACTATGTGGTCGTCTTCGGTGCCCACTCGCGTGCAGCCGGGCAGACGCAGCCAACAATCATTTCCCCATGTCTCTATGACCTTGGCCCTCACAAACGGGTCGATAGTCTGCCGTCGCCCCATACAATCACTTCGCCTTCTGCGTGCGCACCCACACGTCGAGGTCGCCAACCTCATACATGCAAGGGCTGTTGATGGCGTCGCCCGCCTTGAACCATATCGGCCCGGTGCCGTCGCCCCTCATCCGTTCCATCTGCCTTTGCGAGACGCCGAGATAGCGCGCCGCCTGTGCCGTGGTCAACTTCGCGCGTGGATTCACTTCATACCTACCCATGCCTTGAGCGAGTTAATCAGGTCTTCTCGGCCGAACACTTGCACGCCCGTGCGCTTGGACGGTCTGAGTACGATACCGTCCTTGATTAGCTGCTGCATAACGTGGTCGCCGGTCGGGTCGGCGGTCGGTGCGATCTGGTTCAGGTGGAGCAACTGGATAACGAGGGAACGGCTCACGGTGTCGCTGCTCACGGTGTCGTGTTCCAGTCGGGCGACGTTCCAGCGGATAGCGTCCTTGATGTCCTTGGTACGCTGAGCCTTGGTCGCCGGGGTCTGTCGTCGCGCCCTTGTCTTGGTCGGTTTGTAGCTGACTGCATAACCCATTTCGTTACCTCGTTTCGTTCGTCTCGTTGATGTCTGCTAGGTGGTCAGGTTGGTTTTTCATGTCTCTTAAAGTGGTGGGCGGTTAGAGCGGGGAACCTAAGCGCGTGATAAAGGAAAGCGGCGAAGCCGCAAGGCTTCGCCGTTCCGCTATCCGCAAGGTTCGCCACGCGATCGCAAAAGCTCTTAAAGCGGAGCCACGGCCGTCGCATAGGTCAGCGGCCCGAAGACCGCGCGCAAGGTCACGACAAGAGGCCCGCCACGTATGACGGTGCTGCACCCTGTTGCGCCCTGACAATGCGCCCCAAGTCGTTCAGTAATCCCGCATGGCGTCCCCGCCGCCGTCTTAACCACGCCCCCACAGGGCGTGTGTTTGTAACGCGGTGGGCAAGCCGCGCTAGGGTACTTTCACCGTGCTACGGGTCACCTAGAGTCGCCCCCGATTACGGCACATTCAGTTATCGGCACGCCTACCGTCGTCTTCGGCGGCGCAAATCGTCCTGAGCCAAAGCGTCGTTGATGGACGCGCGTAGCGCCTCAAGAGTCTGTCGGGTCGCCACCTGATTCAACGCAATATCTCCGCTGTCAGAATGAATCTCAAACAATCCCGGATACTCGGGGTGAGCGTTCGCCCACACGCGCGTAGGTGTCTGGAACATGCTCATAGTTCGGCCTCTACTTTCACCGCGCCCCTGTAACCGGCGCTAATCCACATGGCGGCTCGGGCACTGAACATGGCAACGGTCACAAGCGCGAACGCCAGCACCGCGAACGGTGCCGCAAGAACGGTTCTAATCCCTCTCACAATCGGCCCCTTCCTCGGTTTCGAGCCATACGACGGCGGCAGCCGCCACCGCGAAGCCAAGAGCGATAAGCCACAACCGCCACGAAAGCGCCACCACAAGCAGCACCGCGCACAACGGAACCAACAGAATCTTTTCCCTTGTGGTCATGCCATCACCTCGCCGTCATCATTGAGAGTCATTTGCACCACGTCCGGTATCGGCCTGATACGGCACACCAGTTCGTAACCGTCATATTCGGGAATCTTGCCCGTGGTCAGAACGATTGCCGGGTCTTCGTCATCGTCCGTGAAGCAGCGCACGGTGCCGCACGTCCATTTCACGGCACCCTTCGTGGTCACGAGACGCATAACCGCGATATCGCCCGGCTCCACGTCCTTGGGTTCCTGTGAGACCTCATAGCGCACTTCTACGCCCCTTCCTGATTGCCTCGGCAATGTGCTGGTTGATGGTCACGAGGTCGCCCAGACTCATGCCCGCGAAAGCGAAGTAATCGCCGTCAACGGTGATTCTGAAGCCAAACGAGTTGTCAACCTCGAAATGGTCAACGTCGAAATGGTTGTGCGACTCCTTGGTGAAAACAGGCATGTCACTTCACCTCTAACGGCTTGCGGCCAAGAAGAACATCAGTGCTGACGTTCAGCATTTTGGATAGCGCAACTACTTCGTCCGCTGTAAAGCGGGTATCACCATTGAGCTTTTTCGAGAAGGACGGCGGCGTGATACCCAAGGCTTTAGCCGCGTCCTTCTGCAAAATTCCGCGCCATGTAAGCAACGTCTTTATGCTCAGCGTGGCGGAATTAAGCTCAGCTTTATTAGATTTCGACATGCCTTGATTTATAGCATGAGAAGTTAAGCTGAGCAATCCGGCGTGTCGCAGTGGACAATTGAATTAGGCTGACGCTAATCTAATTGCATGACACAAACAATTATTAGCCCTCGACCTACAGCGGAATCGAGGCAAAGTGAAAGTCTCCAAGAGATAGTGACGCGGAACATGCGCGTGGCTATCGCGCTGCGCGGCTGCGCGCAAAAGGACTTAGCGGCTGCTATGGGAATAACGCCCGCCAGCCTGTCTCAGAAGTTCGTCGGTAAGACCTTGTGGAACCTCGTAGATATAGAAAAAGCCTCAGGTTTCTTCAATGTGAAACCTGAGGCGTTGGTAGCGGGGCATGGATTTGAACCATGGACCTCTGGGGCTAAACCACCTTGGATATATCCCGATTACTGGGCGCTGGTTGACTAGCTGCGCATGGTGGTAGCGTGCGGCCATGGCGAAGAAAATGGTTATGCCCGTTGCGTGGGCGCAAGATGTTGATTGCTGGTTGGAGACGTTGAAGGCCGCTGGTTTCAGCGACGACACGGTGAGGTCGCGCCGGTACAAGATAGCGCGGTTGTGCCGTGAGCTGCCAAGCCCGATGGAGACAACCGGTGAGCAGATAACGCGGGTTTTCGCGGCGCATGATTGGAAACCCGAGACGCGCAAGGGCTATCGCAACACGATAGCCGGGTTCTACCGCTGGTTCTATGAGACGGGTCGGCGTGGTGACAATCCCACGGCGAAGGTGCCGAAGGTGAAGAAGCCACAGGCGCACCCCCACCCTTGCCCTGACAAATATATTCTCATGGCGTTGGGGAAGGCCACCGAAGATGAACGGCGCATGATACGGCTCGCCGCCGAATGCGGCCTACGTCGTTCCGAGATTGCCGCCGTGAACAGTGATGATGTGATGGACGATTTGCTAGGCAAGTCGCTTATCGTGCGAGGCAAGGGCGACAAGCAGCGCATAGTGCCGTGCCCTGACGATTTGGCCGCTGAGATACAAGCGTGCGGCGGCTACCTGTTCCCCGGCAGATGGTCGGGACACGTCGAAGCGTCTTACGTGGGCAAGCACATTACACGGCTGCTGCCTGATGGCTGGTCGGCCCACTCGCTACGGCACCGGTACGCCACCAGAACCTATGAGTCAACACATGACCTGTACTTGGTGAGCAAACTGCTGGGCCATTCCTCGGTCGAGACAACACAAATCTACGTTGCGATGCCTGACAGCCGGTTACGCGCCGGCATGTCCGCCGTCACTCTGCAAGCCTGATAAGATTCTGACAACCCAAAGAAGGATTAACCATGAAAAAGATTATCGCAGCAGCCGTCACCGTTACCACCGTGTTGTCGTTGGCCGCTTGCGGCGGCAATACAGCCGTCGATAAGTCCGATTGTCTGGACGTGCCGCAAGACGTGCTGAATGTCGTGGCTTCAGGCAGCGACAGCAGCGGTTTAAAGCCCGAGACCGGCAAGGCCGTGAAGGGCGACACCGAAGGCACCTATTGGCTTGCCATGAAGTTCCCCGCCGATGGTTTCAACGGTGATACCGAGATCGGTATATGGCTGGTGTCCGGTCTTGATGCCGCCAGCGCCGCGCCGGTCATGTCGGTTGACGGTTTCGCCAAGCAATTCACGCACTGGCCCACGCAAATCAACGGTACCGAGCTGAACGGCACCGAAGAGAAGGCGAAGGCCGCTGCCGCGTGTCTGGCCTGATATGCAACAGCCCCCCCACATTGTGTGGGGGCTGTTGCATCATTGCGCGTGCTTGGCGCGTGATTTCGGGGTGATTGGGTTGTCTTTCCACCATGCCCAGAGCGCGGCTCCCACGTTGAAGAGCAGCGCGACTAGCTGGTTCACGGTTTCGTCCGCAATCGGTATGGTGTCCACGCCGAACATGACAAGCGCCGCGTTGACAAGTCCCAAGAGAAGCACAATGAAGCGGGCGATTGTGGCCGCGCTGATGCCGGGCGTGCGCGGGTCGCCGCCTTCCACCTGTTCCTCGTTATCCATGGTTTAGCCTTCCTTCTCGGTCTTGCTGGTCGCGGTCACGTTGATTTCGAGCGCGTCCAGTTTCGCTTTCACGGCGGTTTCAACGGTTTTGGCGATATCGGCGGGGTTGCTGCCGAGCGCCTTGGAGAGCGCTTCAATCGCCGCCGTCTGAGCGGTGATTGTCGCGGTCATCTCACGCACGCGCTTGTCGATGTAGCACACGCGCGTGTAGATGTCGCCTCTGCTGCCGTCCTTGGTGCCGCCGTCGTCCGTGCGGGTGAGGATTCGGTAGAGCGCGGCGGTGTCGTGATGTACCCAACTGAGCCTCACCCATGCGGGTAGGTTGTTCTTGCCGCTTGTGGCGTTCTCGCCAAGTCCGTAGTTCCAAACGTCTCCGGCGCTGGTCATGTCGTTTCCTTCCAGTATTTCGTTTGCCTTGTTGATTACGTAGATGTAGTTCAGCCCGTTCGGCGCGAGGTCGGGGCATGTGGTGTGGTCTGAGCCGGGTATCTCACGGTGTAGAAACACGTTCACACCGTGAATGAGTTTCGGCCAGCCGTATCGGCGGGGGGGGGGGGGGC